ATTTCCTTCAACTTATCTCTATGTGCTATCGCTTGATCCCGTATAACTGGGGGAGCATCTTTAGATACCACCATAATTTTATTCATAGCCATCTCAGCCATTTCTTCTGGCGAATGACCTCTATTGTTACTCGTAAATACAAAAGGATCAGGTATCTCCGTCATTACGCAACGTCTCTCCTAACCCTGTCATACCTATATTGATCTCTGGTCTGGAGGCCTTCACCAAGATTTTTCAGCCACTGAAGCGACTCTTGAAATCTTGCATTATAAAGTTGAAGAATGTCAGCTTCGCCTTTCATAAAAGTATAAGCCTCAACCAAACTACCATATAAAAGAGCCAGTTCTGCGTTGTCCCCTAGATAACTTGTGCCATCACCACTAGCAGTTATAGACGTAGGTCTATAAAAATAATGTAACTCCATGGTGTAGTCTGAGTCAGGAGTTGGAGCCAACAAAAAACTGTCACTGTCCCAATCAGCATAGAATCGAGGAGTTCCTGTGGTAGCGGGGTTAGGAGTAAAATCTTGCAGAGCCGTAACGTTTTTGTACAAAAGAAACTCTTTGCTAGATGAATTAATCACACTCAAAGAATTTTGGGACAAGAAATCTGCCGGCTTGGATAAATATTGATTACCAGAGGTAGCAGAACCTTGCGCTGCTTTACGAAAAACATCCAACTGAGTTTCTTTTAGAATACGCTCCTCTGCGTTTATTATGAATCGAGACAACTGACTAACAAACGTGGATTCAGTGTTTTGTGTGTAATCCTGTATAGCTGTCTTCAAAGTTGTAAAAGTATACGCCATATCATGCACTCACCGTTACGGGACCGACAGAAGAAAACCCACCGCCACCCCGGGTGTTTCCAGTGGTGGCTGTTCCGCTTCCAGAGGTAAAAGTATAACTGTCATCAGTTACCTTTGTAATAGAAAAGCCTGAAGAATTTTCTATAGCCGCTTCTGTAAAACCATCAAAAGCCTCTACTTTTCTGAACCGCACTGTATCTCCTGTGCTACGACCATGATTTACTTCTGTGACTGTTATTACCGCTGAACCACTAGACCCAGACTTAAAAGAATTAAAAGGTAATAGAACCTCCGGAGCAGGTTCTGTCCTAGCAGATCGACTTAGTTTTAAAGCTTGAGGATCAGCCAAAACTTTTCTGGGTTCCAGTTGTGGTTGCTTTGATTCGTATTCGTCTTTACCAACTAAGCTACCGTTCCACTCCAGCAGCATACTGTTTAGTTTGTACGCCCTACCAGATCTATCTGAGATACCTAAAGCGTATTTTCCAGAAGCGTATCGAGCCATGCTACAAACTCAACGAAGAATAACTAGGAACCAACCGTAAAGCGGTCCTTTCTCCGTCCTCTGATGCAGCTCTTTGAAACTCTTCCTCGTAGATATCTTTCAAGAGACCAATCCTTTGAGGCGCCTTTTTAACAGCTATGTAATAGGCCAAACCAGCAACCAAGCAAGGTAAGAACCTAAACGGTAAATCAGCGGTGTTAACACCTGCATCCGCATCTTGAATGCGTCTGATCCTGTAGTAAATCAATTCGTCCGTTGAGTTTTCAGGAGAGGGCCAGAGCGTAACGGTGGGTGTTATCTGACGGTCCACATAAAACTGAGAGGGCCTTGCTTGGCTGGTTTTTTCGGGCGTACTAAGATAGTCACCTCGATTTATCCGGGTAATCGATATGTCTGTTCCACTTCTTCGTATGACTGCCTCAAGCATGTCTACGGTAGACTGAACATCCACTAAGCTTGGATTAGAACTAATCGTGGTCGTTGCGGAACTACTAGACCCAGTTATGTTCTCCCCCGCTGTAAAATCTCCAGATGGTACTGTTATTCTAATTGTTGTGGAACTAGGCTTACTAATCACAGACGCTGTAACACCACTTGTAGCACCTGTGATAGTCTCTCCTACACTTAAATTAGTTGAAGCACCTACGGTAGCCGTTATGTATCCTATTGGATAGGTGGCCACAGATGACGAGGCAGACAGACGGGCTAAGGGTTGAGTAATCTGTTCTACCGTCCACAGATTTAATCCTCTGTTGGCCCATTCTGCGAACAAGAGATTTAGAGACCGCCTAGAGGTAGCCGCATCATAACCTGTTCTAAACTCTAGGCCACACCTCTCAAAAGCCTCTTCTGTAACTTCGGCCATGTCTAAGTTAAAATCAACCGAACCAGAAGTCGCCATAATTAATTCCTATCCAAAAACAGCCAATCGAACAGCAATACCGATTTGACCCAATACCAAAAGACCCACGCCCCAAAGAATCTTAGTAATTAAATCTAAGGATTTTTGAACATGGAATAAGTCATTTGTTTTTATAGTGTCTATTCTCTCCGAAAGAAGTTTTAAATCCCCTTGAATCTTGACGAGTTCCAGCTCGTTCTTCCTGTCAAGATCCTCAGACATTTTCTTAGTACTGCTTCAAGCAATGCAAAACGATGGAGTAAGTGTCCCCACTGGAGTGACCAACAGTGGTCAACTGAATATCTCCAGTGTTGCCGCCAGATGCCGCTACATTCGGAAGACCGCTCATATCTGAGTAGTCCAACGTGTCTGAATAGTCCGCTGGAAGTTCAGCCGCTATCACATCCGTAGTCGCATCCCAAAGAAGTTTTACACCCATCCCAACATTGGTGAAGGTAATTCTTTTTACACGAACACCTGTGCAAGCCGTTCCGTCTTGCAAAGAAGAAAGTTCCGAAACATCTACTTTGGTGACAGCGGACTCTCCCGTGCCATCACTGGTGTTGGTAAGATAGAAAATGGCTTCTTTTGGACCATCTTCTACGGTGGTAGCCGTTACTGCATCAGCCATTGTTGTCTCCTTTTAAAAGAACGGGGGTCTCCCCCCATCCTAGTTTACGCAACCTGAACGTACTCAATGATAAACGTAAAGGAACCTGCCGTAGTAGCATCTACCGTGTTTGTAATGTTACAGTAAATCGTTCTTTCTGCTGAAGTATACTGGACAGAAGCTGGGGCCGTAGTGGCATCTTGCGTCTGCAAGACAAGAGAAGTAACTGTAACGTTACCCACCACAACTGTCGTTCCTCCATCCAGAATTTCATCTGTCTGGGCAGCAACAATCTGAGCCCCAGAACTAGAAGTTCCAACTTCGTAGCCAATATCACCAGTTCCAATAACAGGAGATGTAACACAAAAGATTTTAATATCAGTGATAATAGTGTTTGCAGGTTGCGTGAATTCACCAATGTTGTCGCTATCACCAGCCGTGGTGTTAACGGTAACGCCGGTAGCAAAACCAACGTGCTTGACGTACTTGTCAGTAACAATACCAGTTGAGGCAACATCAAAAACGTTTGTTTCTGCACCTGTCGTGGCATTAACATTAATTACTTCAAAACCGTTTTCCGAACGGACGGGACCGTTAAAAGTGGTGTTACCCATCTAAATAACTCCTTACGAGAGATTGGCCCTAGAGTCTTCGTAAGCGTCTGCTGGGACAGTCGCTAGGGCTATGATTCCCAGAAAGTATGGGGGAGGTTGCCCTCCCCCATGTTTTTACGCGCCTTTAGATCCGTACACACAACGAGGATCAGAGAAACCGAAGCTGTAACGCTCACGGGCTTTGAACCGTACATTGCCAGTATCGAAATCGCCTTCCATCTTTGTGGACATGGGCATACGCTCAAAGTGAACGAAACCACGAGGAGCATCCGTCTTGATGAAGAACGCATCCGTATCCGTCAGATAGTGGTTAACAACATAACCCTGCGGCAACATACCCATGTTACGCATTGCGTTAACATCGTTGTCCGCAGAACCTGGGCGAAGAGTGGACTCAAGCAGACGATCCGCGACGAACTGAAGATTCGGCGGGATAATCAGCTTTTGACCACGAACCGATACTTTAAGACCACGCTCATCGACAAAAGCTGCAATGTCAATAAGAGCATTCTCAAGGCTGGTTTCGTTCAGGTCAGCATCAGTGCTGGGCTCGTTGCGAAGCGTGCCATTGTTTACCAATGGGTGGTCAGTAGCACAAAGCTCCTTACCATCACCACCAGTAAAAGTGCTATCAAAAGCATTGTTCAACGTAGCCGCAGCTTTCACCTGTTTGGTGTTAGCCATGCTACGAGCCAAAGCTTTCGTATAGCGAGAGGCAAGGCGGTCATAAAGATTATCTTCAATCGCTTCTTCCGTAATGGAGAAAGCAAGAGCGATAGTCTCATGCGTATACCGTGCCGTGTACGCTTCTTGTGCATCGTCAAAAGAAACAGCGGAACCTTCCTGTTTTACGGGCGCAGACCCAAAACCAGAAAGCATCACTTCTTCTTCGAAAGCACGCTCCGAAGATTCAGTGTCATAGATTTCCGCAGATTCGTCTTCGTACCGGGCATACTCAAGGCCGAAAAGGGCGTTGAGACCGGGCTCTAGCTCTTTAGCTAGTTGGGCTCTACTGATAGCCATTTTCTAATCCTCCTATACGCCAGTAGTTGACGGAGTACCAGCTACGATAGCACCGTTGTTACTGTTAAAGTGATTGTTCAGACGTACAACCATGCCAATGCCCGCTGCCGCAAAGTCAGCATTCTCAGGGTCATCTACCCAACCCATAATCCGCATGTGAAGAGCGGCTGTCGTGGCAATCGTGCTTACGGCCAAGCGGCCAAGCGAGACGCCAGTAGCATCCGTTCCAGTGGTTGCGGTTGAGAAGTTAGCATTAGCAAAAACTGCGGCACGAGCCCCAGCTTTGTTGGTCAATGTGGCATCCGATGCAATTACATAAAGTTGCATTGGATCATCATTGACAATCGCCTTTACGGGGTGATTGCTATCAGCCCCAGATCCCGGCCAAGTATTGCTGAACACGGGTTTTCCAGTGGTGCTAGAAACGTACTCGCATCCCTGAAACACACCAAGCAAACCAACCGATCCACCAGCGGCAGCACCCACGATGTCAATAAACCCTGTTGAAAGGGGAATGACAGGCGCACCTTGATAGATCTTATTGGTATTGCCATTGGCAATTTCATAGAACGTGTAGTTATTAGTACCAGTGGAGTTAGCGGCACTACCCTGCTTCATCAGAGGGCGTAGACCAAAGCTTCCATTACTGTTAGCCATTTTCTATCTCCTAGTCCTCATTTTGAGGACCTCCAAAAGTTACACGAGATTGCCTCTCAGGGTTACTGATAGGCATTGCCGGATGTTGCTCACGAGCTAACTCGTTATCAACAGCCGCCATTTGATTGCGGGTCATATCACGAAAATGTTTATCGCGCTGTTCCACAATCTCTACAGGAATCCTTGCAAGCAGAAGACCTCCTACACCTATAACACCAGCATGTTTACCGTCATCAACAGTAGGGGCTTCAAAGTCAGGATATTCATCACCACGAACCAGTTCCCATCCCTCTCGAGATCTCGCTGATACGTTTTTACGGTCATCAAAACCCATAACCTCTGCCCGGACCCATCGATGCTTGTACCCATCTGGGGCGGGTGGTGCGTCCAACATGGACGGTGGCTTCCAAGGTTCATTGCGTGCTTGCCTTGCACGAGTTTGGTTGGCTCTCGGCGTTCTCGTAGACTTTTGGCGAGTTGTGTTCTCAGTAGTCATGATTAATCCCTCACATATTTAGCGTATTCTTCAAGCGGTACATTTAACCTCTTTGCAATAGCAACTTGAGAAGGCGTTAATCGCACAGTTTTTCGTCCACTTCTATTGCGGGATGCAGAGGCCTCGGCTGACGCAACCTTTCGGCTTCCCCCGTTACTTTTAGACTTAGCATCAAATTTCTGAGGAAACTCTGCTCTAAGCCTATTGTCTAATTCAGCATAGTAGTCATCTGAAGTTGGGTCAAATCCTTCATCTTCGACCAGACGCCTATGAATGCCAAAAGCACCATATGTCATAACTTCATCTTGGCCAAACCAGTCATTTTTTTGAGCCCATGCTTCGGCTTTGGGGTCAGGAGGAGGAGCAGGGGCAGCGGGAGCAGCTGGGGCGGCTTGCGGTTGAGGCGCAGTTTCTTCCTTAGTCTGCACTTCTTCCTTTTCGGCCCTAACAGCTTTCAAGGTTCCCTTCTCAACAGTCAAATCAGCTAAAGCCGCTTGAGCATCAACAATCTTATCAACATCGCCCGTCTCATGAGCTTGTCTCAAAATCTCTTTTGCTGACTCAATTTGATTAGAGACCCTAGTCTCAAACTGTTCTTGATAGCCTTTGTCCAAAGACTGAATGCGCTCTTTTAAGCCTTCATTCTCTTTGCGGACATTCTCGGCATACTCAATAGCAGTTTGTTTCTGCCGTTCTTCCTCACGGAAACGTTTGGTCAAATTGTTAATTCTACTTTTGACCCCAGAACTATAATCATCAAGTTCCTCTTCGGAAGCTTGAACTTTTTCTTCAGACTCTTCTTTGGGCTCTTCGGAATCGTCAGATAAGTCTACACTTACTGAATTTTCTTCCTCATCACCTATGTCGATCTTGGACTCTTCAGGCATGGTTTTTCTCCATGGTCTCTTTCTTCTTTCTATACATGCTTGATGTCATCCGGTTCGAGGATTGTCGCAATGACCTCATCATCATTGATGATCCGTACTTCGCCACCATCGATCTTAAATCGAGCGCCGGCATATCGGCCAATGCAAACCCAATCACCTTCCTTACACCAAGATTGCCCATCTGGGCCAAATTTACCGGGGTCTTGATATGCAAGAGGCCCAACCCTCAAGACATACGCAACCACGGTAGCGAGTGCTTCTCTATCACGAACAGCATCAGGAATATGTATGCCACCGTCTGTGGTGGCCTTCCCCATGTAAGGCATGACAAGAAGACGCCAGCCTGTTGGCTGGGGGAGTCTTTCTTTTAAGTTTTTGGAAACGAGAGATGGATCAAGAACTTTATCGCTCTTGTCTATGTAAGCTTTAATTACGGTTGCATCCTCTTTTATGCGTTTTTTAGCCGATTTCTTTTGCGAATCCAGAACATGATCTGGAACGTAGAGAGTTTTAGACATCAGTCCTCCGATGATTGCAAGAGATCCCTTATCTCTTGTTCTGCAAACTCCAATCCCTTCAGTTCTCCGATTAGCAGCTTATAAGACTCCATGTCTTTAGGACTGCCGTGAAGGATAGAATCTTGCGTTAGTTCTATGCGACCCTGTATAGCCTTTAATACGGCATATGCAAAGGTCGTTGGGTCGGCCATTAAAAGATACCTGAGAAGTTCTTACCTTTGATCGCACCGCCAACAGCGTACTTGATGGGGTCGCGCTTCTTCTCTTTCATCGCACCACCAACCATGTAGCCTAAATCTTCAGGCATCGTTGCGGTGCCACCTTCGGCCCTTTTAAGGCCCCGGACTGTTCTCCGGGTTGAGTAACCCTTAGCCCTTTGAGCTTCAGGACCATAATCGGCAAGCAATTCTTCATCTTTTGCAAGGTCTTCAAGTATTTGTTTCCGCGCTCTTTTAGATTGTTCTTTGTCTCCGCTAAATCGCACACGAGCGCGGCGATTTGATTCCATTTGTTGCCGTGCTTCTTCAAAACGTTCTTCCCCAAGCTTTTCCTCTCGGTCTCTCCGTCTTTGAAAATACGCTTTTATTTCTTTTTCTGACATGCCTCGAATGTCTGGTTGATTGGGGTCCATTAGAAAGTTCCTTTTCCACCGTTGTCATTATACCTAAAAGCTCTCGCCGCTCCACCTTCGGCCATCTTCATGACTTCTTCCTCGGACACGCCTTCCATCTTAGCGACAATATCTGGGCGTTCTTCTCTCAGGGCTCTCTGACCTTCATTCAAGCCACCTTCGGCCATCTCCACATCATTCATTTGTTTAGCTTTGTTCATAAGACCCTTGGCCTCCGATTTAGGGATGTCCATCTGTTCAGACATCTGGTTTACCATTCTACTTTTAGCCATCAGAAAATCCTCACTTTAATAGCGCCACCTGTATACCGCTTTACAGCCTTAACCCTTCTAGGCTTCCCTGCCGGTTGTCCTAGCCTTCTCTTTTGTGAAATCCTAGACCTTTTTTCAGAAGATGTTAACTCACTTGATGTTTTTGGTGTCTTCTTTGATACACGTTTACTGGGTCTACAGTAAGGTGTTCCTCTCTTCTCACCCTTCTTTCTGCCACAAGGTTTTCCCGTTCTAACATCCACCCAGTCTTCCTTAAACCAACGTTTAAGTGCCGCGCCCTTCGCTGTCTTACGAACAGCCATCAGAAAATCTTGACCTGTCGGCCACTGTGACGCGACATGACCGCACCACAACCGTTGGTCTTAACCGTGCCGCCTACAGCTCTTTTGGTTTTGTTGCCCCAATTGCTGGCGCCTACCTTACGGCATTTAGCAATCGCTCCGGAAGCATAGGCCGAAGGAAACACCTTATACCTTGCTTTGACTTTCCTATAACAAGCGTCTTTTGCCATTAGCACTTCCACCTTCTACGAGCCTGCCGAATACGAGAGTTTGGATCATTTCTTGTTTTGGCAGAACTACGTTTCAACTGACCCAAAGATCTAGCGCAATAACTCTTCCTACGTTTCGCCGCTGCGCTTCCTTTTTTCACCTTACCCGTTACAGCCGTCTTGAGTTTAGAACCAGGGTTGGCTTTACGGTACGCTGCAACGCCCTTCTTAGTCATCCCGGCACCACTCTTGGTGGGGCGATAGTTGGCACCTTTGCCCTTTGTAGTGCGCCGAATTGGTTTTTCTCGTTTTCTAGCCATATTGTTTCACGTGAAACATTACTTCTTGTTGTACAAATTATCAAAAGTCACCGAAGGGTCCATGTAACTGTCGTCAGATTCCGCGTTATGCATCCATTGACTTGGTTTAAAATCAGGGGCTCCTTCACCTGTTTCCCACAAAGCGGGACTTGTTGTCCTAACTCGGTTATTGGGTAATGCAATTATGTTACCTGTCCATTTTCCAGCGTCCGTAAGTTCGATCACATGACTTTGTTTATGCTGGGCGGGGTCATCCGAAATAGAAGACTCCGTGTAATCAACCGTAAACATATATTTACCCGTATAAAACTCACCATCAATCTTACAAAGCCAAGGACTAGAACTTGTTCTATCGTACACTATCACAGAATGATTTCTAGAACTACAGTCCCACGGCTGGGCATGATGGGTCACCATTCTTTCTGGCCACTCCTCAAGTGGCGTATCTGCCACGAGGGCCGTGATAGGCATTCTAGCCCACATGGCCCCCCCGTGGATGTTTTCCTCATCCGAATCGTCACTTTCACAGCCTGTAAAAATAACTTGAAAGCTTAAAGAACGATCTGGAATCGTATTGACTGCTATAACCATGGCATGGAGAAACTCTCCATGATACTTCTCGTGATTATGCGTGAACTCTCTTCGCACCCAGCAATGAAAATGCGGGATGTTGCTTTGCAAATATGGCATTACTTACGTTTGGCGCCACCACGAGCAAAACCTTTTTTCTTCATGCCGCCACCCATCTGACGTTTAACACCACCACGAGCGTAACCCTTTTTCTTTTTAGCTACGCCCATGCCGCCGCCCATCATCTTCTTGCGAGTGCCGCCTTTTTTCTTTTTCATAGCCACTTTTTTTCTCCTATTACCAGTTAACTGTTTAGGCATTTGAGAACGAGATATAGTCATCAAAATACCCTCGTATTTTTAGCCATACCACCATCATTTAACAACATACTCGTGTACTGATCTATGGTATTCGCCTTGTTCCTCTTTTTTAAAGAAGCACGCATGGCTTTTTGCATACCTCTATCAATAGAACGCAGGTCAGGGTTGCCGACTTTGGGCGCACCTCTTCTAGTCAAATGAATCTTACCAATACCTCTACCGCGTCTGCGGGTAGGGATCGTTGGTTTTGTTTTACGACTCAAAACACCCTCGTTTTTTCAGCCATGCCGCCATCGTTACGTTTCAACATTTTCTTCACGTCTTCAAAGCCTCTATCAGTCAAGACTTCTGTCGCGTCAGGATCATTCATGGCTGCTCTTAACATTTCTTCTCTTGTCTTTTTTGTTTTTTCATCAATAACTTTATCAATAAGTTCTTGAGTTCTAGGCTTTCTATTTCCAAATCTTCTATTAGCAGCTTGCTGCATTAATCGGCGACTTGATTTTTCAGGACTTCTACCAGACATTTTACTAATTCCTTTGCTGCCTATCTTGTTGTTCCATACGCTCTCTGTTCACTTCTGCACGTAAAAGCGCAATATCTTCTTGCGAGTCCATCTTCTCTCGGACAAGCTCCTGACGATCTTCTTCTTTCTCCTTGTCGAACAGATGCTGCAGAGCAAACTCTTCAGACTTGCGCTGCACATCAGCCGCTTTGATATCAAGTTCTTTAGACCGAAGTTCTACGAGAGGGTCTACTTGTCCTTCCGGTGGCGGCATGAATGCGGCCATAACTTCTTGAGTATAAGTGGCTACCAATTCAGCGACCCTCGCCTCGGCATCCACTTGTGGCGGCTGTTGACCCATCTGCATAGCCTGCTCCATAGCCATCCTCATTTCAGCGTCTGCAACGCCTCGAGCCTTAAAGGCAATATGCTCACATATGTGTGCTTGAAGTAAACCAAACACGGGAGGGGACGAGGCTACGATAGGTGTCTGCATAAACACAATATGAGATGCTATATGCGAATCATGATCTTGAGTAGGGAACGCCTGTAAGGGTTCTTGTATAATTGACTTGGCGTTCTCAATAGCTGGGTCGGTGGGTTGTGGTGGTTGTGGCGTTGGCAACAAAGCCTCTATGTTGTCCACCCCTATCGCTTCATAAATGCGACGATACGCCTCGTGCAAGTTGTGCATCTGAGGATTGCTTTGAGCAAGTTGCAGTTGCGTTTGTGCCAGAGCCAAACGTTGAGACATGGAGAAGATATTTGGATCTGACACAGGTATGACATCTACCCTCTCGTCAAAGTCCATCTGCTTAACCATCGCCTCCGCACCATAGACATTATAGGGGTACATAGGAGGGAGTGATTCAGCGAACACACGACCTAGCATCCTAAACTCTTGTTTTTGTGCATAATGCAGTCTTTTGTGTATGGCTGACATCACCTTTGATCCGCGCTCCAAAAGAGCAACGGTTGTTCCTACCGCAGCTTGTTGATTGCCGTCTCCCACTTGCATATCAGCTATGGAAGCAAACCTACGGCCAGCATCCACAACAAATCCCAAAAGACCCATCAGCGTCTGGCTTGGTTCCTTATAGGGAAGCGGCAAGATGCTTTCTCGCAAAGCACCGCCGGGGACATCAATATCGCGAAACTCACCAGGAGACAGAGGCTCATCAGCGTCACGAATCCTAATACCACGAGCTTTAAAGCCAGCGGGAAGATTAGCAAGTGTTCCAGCATCGATCAGTTGCCTCAAGATGGAAGTTGCGGAACGGCCTAGACCACCAATCATATGCAGTAGTCCAAACCCATAAAAACCTAAACCGGGTAGAAACTTGTAGTGTGCAAAGTACTGTGTTTTTCTGTAATATTCGTCGCCCTCTCTCCAGTTCCTACGAACAGAAAGAACCTTTGAACTTCCTTCGTCTATCGTCACAATATAAGGAAGCTTGATACCCGTCTCTTCGCCGTCTATCGGATTGGTGTGTTCAAAACCCGGCAGATCTAAATCCGTGTGAACCTCAAGGATAGTGCAGTCTTGATCGTCAGCGCCTGTCTTCTCAACGCCCATTAAGCTACGTTCTTTCTCCTTCAGTTCATCGTCGGAGTCATACGCCGTAAGTTCGATATCACGATAAAACCCAGCCGCCTGAAACTTCCGTACATCATTCGTGTTCATGCGAATGACATGTGTGATACGAGAAGCCGAACTTAAATCGGTAGCATTATACGGAACAAGAAGATCATCAGCCGGCACAAATCGAGATACGGCCCTGTCTAAAATATCATCGTAATACACCTTCTTGAACGCACTTCCAGCCAAGGGAAGATAAAACAACAGACGATCCATCTCTGGATCATACTCATCCATGACATGAGTTATCTGGTAATTCATAAATTCCTGAACACGTTGGGCCTGCATCTCAACGTCAGGAGTTGCTGCACCAACGACCTGAGTTCGAACCGGACCAGAACTAGGAAGAAGTTCTCTATACGCCTGCGCCTGAAACTGTGTAACGGCCTCGGCTATAATCGGGTGGGTCACGCCACTAGAGCCCCTAAAAGGTTCTTCGCGTGTTTCATACTTGATACCAAGAAGATCCAAACCGTCTGTGTAGGCATCCTCCCACTCCTGACGGCCACTCTTATCGTCTTCGTAATACCCAACGAGTTCTGAGGAAATATCCATCAGAACCCTCTCGTCCATAATTTCAGCTAAATTGGCGTCAGGCTCTGTCTGAAGTTCTTCCGTGATCATCTCATCAAAGTTGAGAACAACAGACCCATCCTCGTCTTCCATCATATCGGTGGGTTCTTCAATCTCCTCAACCTCAATCTCTTCTTCACTACCGCCTAACGGCATACCTTGAGAGGGCATGGACGTATCTATTAGTGAGATGGGTTCTTTTGCCATTATTTAGTAACCCCTTTAAATTTTTCGAAGGTCCTGAGACCTCCCAATCCCAACATCCCCATCAAAACGGGCATCATTTCACTCATGTCCATGGCAGGGAGGTCCACAAGAAGTCCCGCTTGGGCCAAACCAAAATGCAATATCGGCGTGACCACATAGGACCAAGCCAAGGCCACCCCACATGACCAACCGATAAACGGGCGCCAACCACTTACCCAGATGGAACGGTGGGCCGCTTCCGTTTTATTTATTTCCAACTGCGCTACGTCAATCTTAGCAAGATGAGTCGCAAGCTGTTGCTCCAGTTGCCTCTCCGCTTTCGCACGTGCTTCTTTGTCTTCAGGCAAGAACCGCCCAATAACATCTGTGACTGCGGGTAGTATACTAGGTAATAAAGCTTGTATCATATTCCTCCCTCTCCGTATCCACCTGTAAGATCACCGTCCATGCCGTCATCGCCACCATCGCCACCATCGCCTAAACCATACGCCGCAGCTTCAGGATCATACGCAGCTGGTGCGCCCATCCCTCCATAGGGCGAACTCTCTCCAAAAACATCTGCTGCATCAGTGTAACCAGGAGTACCAAAAATTCCTACACCCGGACTAGCAAAGGGCGAATCTAACAATCCTACTCCCACAGGACCCAGAGATGGAAGACCTCCTGTAGTGGTTGGCGCTTTATTAGCGGGACTGACTAGAGGATCCGGTCCTCGTGGGTCAACTCCACCCCCCATGTAGTTTCTTATATAATCATTAAGAATAGCGGCTCTTCCCAAAGGAGTGCTTCGTGATTCCTCCATCGCACGCTCTGTTTCAGTCGGAAATAGTTTTCTACCAAAAGGTAAAAAATCTCTTGCGTCTCCTGAGATAAGTCCTTTGCCGATGTTTGCTAAGATGCCAATTGGAGTTGAAATACTTCCAAGTCTACCAAGACCACCCGCCATGTCCACTAAACTCAAAGCACCTGTGGCAACGGTGGCGGGATTGTCTTTAGCAAAATTAAGTATCCCTTCTGGAGTAAAGCTAGGGGAACCAGGCAACGCCTGTGCAATTCCTCTTTCTAAATCTGATATACCGTTAGCCATTTAAAAACACTCTCAAAAGGTATTGACTTTTATAGCATTATGATTGTTTCGGAACAACGGGGGGATGCGAACCATTATGCATACTCAATTGACGCTCCATATCACGCCTCAACTCTTTGATCGCAGACTGCATCTCAGAGGTCTCTCGATTATGCGTGGCAAGCGCAGACACACTATTTATTTCAGCAAGAGTTTTTACCTTAGACGATATGACTTCATGTCCACTTTCAAGTGCGTCAATACGTTTATCGATCTCACGAAGTCTCTTCTCAATATCCCCCATGGCCTCAAGTATGGACTTGATTTGCATCTTGCCCACGGCGGCAGCTCCAGCGACACTAAAAAGTATGCCGCCTAGCGTCACGATCAAACGTATGTCAATCGCGCCGTCCATTTCAAACCTTATTGTGCCAGATGAAGGCTACCATCCCAGCTATAAACAATATAACGAAGATAACCTTGCCTGTTTCAATCAAAGCTTTCTGCCAGAAGACTCTGCCTTGTAATTTAGCCTCGGCACGCTTTTCAGCTGCTATTTTCAGGCGTTTTTTCTGCTCTATCTTGGCCTGCTCTTGGGCATCAAGTATCTCTTCCCACGTGCCAGATCCGAAACGCTTATTTATCTGAATTGATAGCTTACGGATGTCTTCTTCTTGCTGTTTTTCCGCTAATTTTGCCGCTGCTACATTGGCCAAGGACGTTTCGTCGTTGTCATTGCTTTTAAGACTAAGTTTAACAAACTTTGCCCACTTATTTTTGGGTAATTTGTTATTTTCGGCCTCTTTTATGCGTTTTTTGGCCGCACCATGGGTCTTAAACAGCGTATCTATGTGACTAGCTATGGCGCTCACGTCATCAGCGGACTCCAAAGCACCTCTAACACCACTTATGGCTGCTTTTACAGCGGCAAATCCACCCGTAACAGCCGCAAGCGTCAAAGGATCCATTTTTCTACCTTATCAACTACGTTTACAAAGAACGATAGAGATCAATACAGTCTATAACGAACCCTTTGGACTCCTTATATTCCGATTGTATCAACCTCTTAGCGTCTTTTTCAGTAGCGGCCTCTACATCAAAGTAATGAACATCTTCCCAAGCGGCCTCTTCCTCACCAACATCCTCACCAGAGCGTACTTTGTCTCTAATAAATCTGTTGTAGATGCCAATTTGATATATAGGCATATAAAAACCCTATAGGAGTCCCTTTTCTTTCAAAACGAAAGCCCCTACCCCTACAATAATACCCAACAGAACCACCAGAGAACTGTCGGCAAGGATTCCTATACCTACAGCACCAATACCAATCGCCGCATACGTCGATGGTTCACGCATACGCTCTTGAACCCATTTCGGAATGGATTTTTGCATGGAAATCTCCTAATAATATTGTCTCGCTTGCGGACGGATCACAGGTTCGTCCTCTTCTTCGTCGCTGTCAAGTCGAAGGAACCCACCTTTACGGTATCTAATGAGTGCCATCGACATACTATCACAGAAGTCATCGTGTTCGCCATTAGGAAATGCCGCACATTCATCTATGACTTCCTCAGAAAACTTTTTCTCAGGCGCCCAAACCTTTCCAGACTCAAAAATCGGCGCCACCATATGCATCCTCGTGTGCTTATCACGGCCCTTGGACGGTGTATAATTGACAACAGGTATCCCCATCGTCCTCAACTCGTCCGTGAGCGGTGTACCACTGGCCTTGGCCTCAATCAAAACCATGTCGGGCTCCCAATAATTGTACTCCTCCATCGCATTCGACTTTAGTTCCGGGAAGTCCCAGCGCCCACGCTTCGCATCCATAAGAATTATGTTGTCCGGACCACCCTCACTCGGCTGAAATACACCCCACGTGGTAATAGCAGAGTAGTCTGCCGTCTCCTTCTTACTAAACGCCGTGTCATAACTCTGCATAATGTAGCTCACAGGAGGTATGGAGTCCTTCTCCCACTTGTTCCACCACTCCTTCTTTATAATCGCACCCTCTTCAGCCGTAGGATTCTGCTGCCACTGTGCATTCCACTTGCCCACGGACAATGAAGCCTTGACCTTTAACAACTCCTCCTTCTTCCAGAACTCCGGCCACAGAACATTGTCACTCGGAAGTATCGCTGGAAACTCAACCACGTCCCATTGATCAGCCATCACGTCAGACGCCTGCGCCTTAATCAGCTTGCCCGTCAAATCCTTCAACGACCACCGCGTCATAACCACAACTATCGAACCACCAGGCTGTAACCGCTGACGAGGACCAGACGTATACCACTCATACGCATGTTCCATCGCCGTATCAGACAACGCATCCTGTTCAGAATGAGGATCGTCAATGATCAACAAATCTGCACCACGGCCCGTGATGGCTCCACCTACACCAGCCGCAAAATATTCACCCCCCTGCCCGGTCTCCCAACGACCAGCAGCTTTCGAATCCGCACGCAAATCAACGTCAGGAAAAATCTCCTTGTATATCTCCAGCTCCATAAGGTTCCTTACCTTACGACCAAACCGTACCGCCAACTCAGCCGTGTGAGTCGTCTGGATAATCTTCAATTCTGGATTCTTGCCTATCAACCACGCCGGCAATAAATACGATGCAAACTCAGACTTCGTATGACGAGGGGGCATGTTGACAATGATCCGTGAACCGGGGTTCATGGACAACTTCTCAAACTGACGTGCAACCTGCTTATGATGGGTCCCCTCTATAAAACCCTCATACACATGCTTCACAAACGCCATGAAATCATTCTGTGCAACTTCCCTGATCGATAATGTCCGCTTGGCCTGTTCCAAAGCCAAGATTTCACGCATTACCTCATCTGTCGCATTTAACACATTTTTACTCCAGATATTTTCCAGAAACTATATAATATAGAAATAAATGTAAGGGAACCACGCAAATGGGAGACGTTGTAAATCTGGGACCACCGCCCGGGGGGCCCCAAGAACTCGAATGCCTGAGATGTGCAAGTAATTCTTTCTTCATCTTTCCAGACGCTGTCGTTACATGCACAGAGTGTAGCTACATCATGGAACTAAAGAATATCGGACCACTGATCATGGTTCCTGGCACCAACGATTAATAGCCATGATTATTTGTTCAAAACACTTCTTACATCTGGCGCTGTAAGAACCCAGCCGCGCCCGATATGGACGCGGATTTCGGAGCGGCCTTTTCAAATTTCAAGACCGCTCCGGAACCTTATTTTTGCTAGGTGGTTTTGAAAAATGCTAGTCCGACAAATCCAGAACACGCTCCGATTATGACCATGCAACTAGACAGAACAAATCCCGTCATTGGATCAATCCAAACTTCATCCCGCAAAAACAGATAGCCACTACCTGACATAAACGCGGCAATCACGATAAAGAAAACTCCGAATACTTTTCTCATTCGCTTTCCCCTTTATCAATATTTGTCTCTATCCACGTTACCTTGTCATTAAGGTTGCGCTCCGGATCAAGGATGTACTCTTTTAAAAGCGCACGTTTTAAATCCCCTTGTCCGCGCAACGGGTCAAGAATGTATTGTTCTATTCCTTGAAGCATCTTATCAGTCATACGTCTTCTCCAAACTTAGCGACCATGGCAGCGCCAATCTTCTCACAAATCTTAGTCGCCTTAATCTTGCCCTCCGGGGTGTCGTTCAATTGCATCAGGCTAAGGCCTGTTGTGTTAAATGCATCATGCGCTTTCTGCCAATAGGCCATCTTTTCATCAAGCAATGGATCAACGGCGCGGATTTCGTTCATTTGATTTATCAAATCTTGTTCTGCTTGTTTACTCATTTTCTTTCCCTTCCAAAATGAAGGGGGGACACTGTCCCCCCTATTGATTAGCGTTCGGCAATATTGAATTTGTCGAACGAGGTGGCCTTCACTTCATACGCTTTGCGGTGTTGCGTTGTCACCGTAACAATGTGATCCGCGTTGTGCGCTTCGCCGTGCTTTGCAATGACAGGTTTTAACTCGGCTTTAAGTTCGTCCTGCTTCTTTTTAAGCGCGCGCATTTCGCGAGACATTGTATTGATCTGTTCGTTCAAGCTGACCAGATCGGCGACTATAGTGGCTTCGGTGTTTGTGAATTTACGCATTGTTCTAATCCCCTTTCATTCATTTGTTTAGAACATGTATGTTCTACCATCAATCATGGTAAACTGTCTAGAAAAAAATGCATCTTTTTGAAAATAATTTTCGGCGCTTTTCTTTGGCTATCGGGCGACAATATTGAGCGAGAGGAAACCAGGTTTTTGATTATGTATTATTACTATACGTTACACGTATAGTGGAGCGGCGGTAGCTGGGTGCCGATCCCAACCCGACCCGATCCCGACCCGACCCGACCCGATCCCCAGCTCCCATAAAAAAAGGGCGACCCGAAGGTCGCCCAATGTTCATGAAAGAGATCTTTAATTTAAAACCATTTCCCCGTTTCAATATCTTTAATAAAACTTTCGGGATAATCAGCTTTGACATCGGCAAGGCTTTCGTGCGTTTCACGACCCGCGTAAATCAAACCAGCACCCTCGCATTGGACACAATAATAATCAGTGTAAACGGGGACGGTCCCGTTTAGATCGACAGAAGCGTGAGCCTCTTCTAATGATCCAAAGCCATCGCAATTTGGGCACTCAATATGTATGTCGAATTGCATTTTATAAACTCCATTTATCTGTTGACCATGGGATTATATGGGAGTAGGATTCAAGAGTCAACAACATAGGAGTAATTGACATGGCTAAAAATCCACTAGGAAAAACACGCGACGTTGAAAAACCATATGCCACGTTCACGGCAGTGATTGGTGATCTTGGCACGATGGAGATTCGGGTCTTGAAAACCTACAAGATACCGAAGAATGAAGGGCCGTATGCCACGTGGTACACGGCGGGAAAATCGGACGCGACCTATGGCTCATGGGAATACGGTGATATGTACAAATCAGAGATCACCCGCATGACACTGGCGTATGCCTCGCCAGAATTTCAAGAGGCATATCGGGGCGAACTATTTAATTTGGTCGCCTGACCATTAACCAAGGGGGGACATCGTCCCCCCTATTTTTTGAAGGGGAAAAACCTTGTTTGATATTGAACTTGAAAATCTAACCAGAGAATTGTCTGCTAGGTATGATCGTGTCATTGACGCAATGAACGAAACAACCGACCTAACAGATGAAGTGTTAGAGGCTATTGAACTACACGAAAAGCAAGCGCGATTAGTCGTCTCGCATCTGGGTAAGGAAAAAAGTTTTGAGAAACTAAACGCCCGAATGGTAGATATGAAATGCGACGAACGGGAATGCATAGAGAAAACGATGGAGTTTATAAATGCCTAAGACATATTGCGTTGGAACATGTCATGACGGGACGGATATGGGGATCTTCCTATCCGGACCCGATGACGAAAAGCTTACCTTGGACCAAGCCAAGGAACTGGCCAATTCGCACGGGACGGGTCACTATCTATTTGATTGCACCATAGACGAATACTATCGGTCCAATGATTGACCCGACCCGATGACATACAGGGGGGACAGTGTCCCCCCTATTTTTTTGCCGGCAGCACCGGGCGCAGCCGACCCGACCTAGTCCCCAGTTCCCGACCCGACCATAAAAAAAGGGCGCCCCGAAGAGCGCCCCGAAGTTTTCAACAGAGGAGTTTTATTAGTCGGGCCAGAACTCGCAAAAGCTTCCGCACCCTTCGTATCCTTCATCAACCCACCCGCCGCTAATTTCGAGGTCGGGCCAATCAAGAACAAGTTTTCTGATCACTGGTTCGGGAGTAGACCACGCTGTCAAGAATTCATAGGTTAAGCCGTACCAATCATCTATAAGATTTTCCTTTCGGAATTCGCATTCGTAAGCGTTCCATTTGGTTCCCCAATTTTCGGATTGCCAATCGTACCAATTGGGGACGCCCTCTGATTTCAATCGCTCTTTATCCTCTTGAGACAAATTATCGCGAAACATGTTTTTGGGAGACGGAATCACTTTTTCGAAATCCATGTCCTCGCCCATATGGGCGAGGAACTTATCGATGTCGGATTTCTTACCAGAAACGTGCAATTTGTTTTGTGTATGGTTTGGCATTATGCGGCCCTCCTCTCGCGTTGGTCTCTCAACAATTCATCAAGCGGACCTCCCATTACGGTCACTTGATCGCGTTCAGGTCCCCACCAATCGACGCTCATAACGGTGACGTAAAGTTCGCCATTTCGGGCAGTGACCCTGTACCAGTAATCGCTATCCGAAGAGAACTCCCACGGGTGCTTTTTATTGATCAAGCGAACACCGCCACCAGAATGCTCACCACTATCTTTATTAGCGGCAACAAAAGAGGCGGCAAATTCGTCCGCTTCAAAACGTGGCAGACCCCATGCAAAATCTTTTGCATCGTTGATCCAAATTAGACCGCCAGCCTCACCGCCTTGGTAGGCGTAATAAGGATAGCCATCATGGTGCTTGTAAACGTGGACCTCGCCACGGTCATCAAAAAACGTATAACATGCTCTAGTAGACATTAGATTTACTCCATTAAAGTTATTGACAAGGTCCATTATAGATGGGAGACTCTCCCTGTCAACAATTTAGGAGAAAAACATTGGCAAAACTTACTTTTAAAAACGACAAAAAAGACACCCTCGCTCGTATGCTACGACATGCGATCAAGAACAAGCGCAAGATTCCATACGTTGATGAATACACAGATGACTATGGTCTCACCCTTGTTAAAGATGAAGGCATCTATCTTATGTCATCAGCAGAGAGAACGTTTTTAGATGACGGTGACGACTTCAACACTGTTGTATATGCGCGGGGATATAAACCCACCAAAGCAAACCGTGATACCTTATGGGATAAGACTTATGCGGTAAGTAATGATGACTTTGCACAATTTATAAAATTAGGTGAAGACATGGTTTATAGAGTCCTACACGGTGGACCCATCGTTATTGAATTAGAAGAAACGACCTTAACGGTAACGGCATAAATTGAAAGGGGCCTAAGATGAATGCAACTCTACAAAGAAGGACTACCCAGTGGCAGTTCTCAAAAGATTTAAGATCACGTTATGATGGAGACGTGACCATCCATAAAATGGAATCAGATACAGAAAAGGGTTGGATGTATCTGTATTACACTTCCTGTTATAGGAGTGTTACTGGTGATAGGCATTGTGGAACGTGGAGCAATGGGAAAGGCTGGGAGTTTCTAGCATAAATTGACATAGGGGGCGGCTGGGATCTATCCTAGCCGCTTACCTCCCTGAAAGGGATCTCGAGGTTAAGCCCGGGTCCCGTAACTTAGGCCCGGGGCTACCCAGCTCCGGGCCTCTTTTATGCCCCGACCCCGACCCCGACTTGACCCCGACCCCGACCCCGACTTGACCCCGACCCGACCCGACCCGACTTGACCCCGACCCGCCAACCATGGTACAATTCGCTTGTCAACAATTAGGAGGTTATTATGACAAAACGTTTTACTAAATTCTTTTCCGTCGATAGTCCAAAGGCCATCATGGCCAGCGACTTTGGATACTTAAACGCCATCAACTACATGGCGCCCCATAGCACGGCAGGTCGCGGAGACTTGTGCGGAAACTCAACAAAGGGTTGCCGTGATTTATGTTTAGGTTGGTATAGCGGTCACGCTGCAATGGTCACGGATCTCAACAAAGGCACAAACAAGGTCCGCGAAAGTCGCATTGCCAAAGCGCAATGGTTCATGGATGACCGAAAAGCATTCATGGCCGAAATGACAAGCCATGTTGAAGCCTTGATTCGGAAAGCAAATCGCGAAAGCTTAGACTTGTGTGTACGGCCCAACGGATCAACCGACCTTGCTTTTGAATATATCAAAACGGACAACGGACAATCGTTACCCGTCCGCTATCCAGAAACACAATTTATTGACTACACAAAAAGCTTAGAGCGGATCCTAAACAAAAAGCGCCCCGCCAACTATCATTTGACGTTCAGCTTGTCAGAAGAAAACAGGCTAGA